AGACGCGCGCAGACGGGGACCTGTCGCAACTGAAGTGCGAAGCGCTCGACTACGTCGACAGGCTCCGCGAGCGCTTGGCGAAGCAAGCAGAGCCCATCGTGCCCATCGACCCGGGCTTCGAGGCGTACTTCAAGGAGGCTATGGATGCAGCACGCGACAAGACCGCAGAGATGTTCCACACGTTCAGCTTGCCGCGTGTCCCTGCCAAGCCGAAGGCATCGCCAGGCTGCGGCACACTCCTGTTGGCTATCGTCAGTGAGCAGACGGACAGGCACGCCGGTTGGGCGGACAACAAGGAACAGGAGGACTTGTCTGCGGAGCGTGTCATCGCGTACCTGCGGCAAGGGTGGGGAGTGAAGTACACTACGGACGAGGAGTGGGCACACTTCGTGCGCAAGTACTGGCCGACCGCAGCAGAGGAGCTCGCGTCACGGGAGCGCGAAGCGCTGCACTACGAAGGCGGGCCCAACGACATCGGCACCGAGCGCCGCAAGTTGGGGCTCCAGCAGAAGCGCTTCAAGGGCTTCAGTGTGGCTGAGGACGGCAACATTGAAGGCTACGTCGACACCAACGCGAAGCCGGGCGAGCATGGGTACATCCCTTCGTTCCTGAACGTCGAGTGCTACAACAAAGCAACCGGCTTTCGGTGGACGCGCGCCGTGATACGCATCAACACGGTGCAAGGGTGGTATGAATGCTACGTGGGCCCGGACGGCTTCCTCGCTGTCGGCAAGCCACAGCGTGGACACTTGGAGGTGGCGCGCATCAACGACAGCAGCGTTGGCGTGCGGCTGGTCAAGCCTAAGCTCAGCGGCCCGCCGCTCGATGCCGTTGTGCTGGACGAAGCGCCGGGTGGGTCTAAAGCACTGGCGACAGCAGCAGAGTGCAACGCACTGCTCGAGGAGACACAGCGCAACCTGCCGCAGAAGTTGCGTGAGCAGTTCTTTCGATCGCCGGACGCGGAAGCGTGGGTGTTGCAGGCGGCAGCTACGGAGATTGAGACGTTGCGCCTCGAGCGCGCAAACACCAGGACCTGGATCCCCTTGTCCGTGCAGAAGGCACAGCGCAAGCACAAGAGGGAACTGGAACTCAAGTTGGCGGAAGCGACAGGAGCGCACCAAGCGTGCATCAGGCAGTTGAAGGCGTTGCGCAAGGAGTGCGGGCAAGCGAAGCGCGAGGCGAAGGACCAGAAGGACAAGCAGGCACACCTCCAGCGGAAGCTCGACGAGTTGCGCAACAAAGGAACTCCCTACTCCATGTTCCTGACGAACGCAGAGCACAGGGAAGTCGAGGCGGGCACTATCCCGGATGCTGTGTCGCGCGCTGTGTCGCAACTTGCCCCGCACTTCCAAGAGCCGGGCCCGGGCTTGCGTGCGTTGGACAAGAAGCTCTGCGAACAAGCAGCAGCGGCGGGCATGCCGCTCGAACAACTCGAGCCGTTGGGCGTGCTTGCTGTGCGCTCAGCATACGAAGGCGGCGGTGGTGTGACGCTGTCGCCCATCGGTGTCCGCGACGTCGTCGAACACCTCAACCGCCTTGCAGGAGCCAAGGGCAACTATGCCCGGGGTGGAGTCGTGGAAAGCACGGGCCCTGTGTCGTTCAGCGCGCCGACTGCGGAAGGCATCGTGCCGACCCAGCCCAAAGCGATGCGGCTGCCGCTGCTCCCAGACCAGCGCGACGATGCGTTCAACATCGTGCTCTGTGAACAGGGCGAGAGAGTGGGGGCTGTGATGGACCACAACCTGATCACGGAGACAGCATACGTGTCCCCCGAGTCGGTGCTTGTGCTGCTGAAGCGCGGAGCAGGTGTTTGGAGGAGCCCGTTCAAAGACGAAGCGCAACTCTGGCAGCGGTTCTGGGCGCAACACTTCGACGTCTTGCTCAAGCACAACCAAGACGCAACGTCTGCGACCGCACAACACGAGCAAGCACAGCCCGTCGAGCCCAAAGCAGGGCAGTTGTGGTGCGTGCTGACCAAGGACGCCACGGCAGCTAGTGTGGTGCGTATCGTCGGAGTGACGCCGTGCGGCTGCTTCGTCGACTACGAGATGCTTCAGGACGTGGGTGACCCGCTGTTCCCGTTGTGGTCGGTGCTGGCACGGGGAGGACGCACGCGCGTCGAGCGACGTGTGTGGGACGACTTCCAACGACGTGCGCTGCTGTTGCCGACACAGCAGAGCTAGTGCGAAGTTGAGCGACGTCCGCGTCTGTGGTTCTGCGGAATCCGTTCCGCAGAACCACTCAGCGAAGTGCAGCCTTGTTGCGGCAACGCAGGTGACACAGGAGCCGCTGGCCGTTCTAGCGCCCTGCACAGCGTATGCAGGAGGTGGCGGAGCGACACTGCCCCGCTATCAACCAGCTCAACAAGCACAAGCGATGACAACACAGCAAGCGCTGATGGTGGAGTTCTACGGCGGCTCACTGGACGGGACACGTGTTCAGCTCGACGTGCAGACCAATGACTGGCACGTGCCGCTCAGGAACCAAGGCTCGGTGCTGTACGTGCCGGACCCGAACTACGAGACGCACTGTGTGGACGTCGAGCTGTACGTGCGCGACAGCCGGCGCCCGTGGCGCATGGACTTCATCGGCTACTGCCGCGAGTGATCGCAACAGGTATAGGTACAGGTCAGCAAACAACACAGCCATGAGCGAACAACAAGAACAACGAGTCTACTTCCTTGGGGGCCCGCGCAACGGAACCTACGAGTCCATCCCTTGTGGTGTCCCACGCTGGCTTGTGCCCGCGATGCAGGCTCCAGCGCTTCCTACAGAACCGCCGACCGAGTCGGACGAAGTTGTGTCTGTGACACACCTCGTGTACGACATCGACTGGTCAACACGCCGAGCCTACTTCAACTACGGCGAGCCTGAGGGCTACTCGAGTTCGGTGCCCGCCAGGACTAACGCTGTGAAACTGCGGCGCTCGATCAGCGAAGCACAAACGATGCGCTCCCACCCGCGCGCGGCTGTGGCTTACGACAACCTCGCCAACGACCTCCAACTCTCGCTGAACGAGTTGGAGCTGCGGCGCTCAGCGATGCAGTGGCAGCGCTTCGGGGAAGCAGCGAAGCCGTACAACAAGCAGCACGTCCTGCTGCTTGCGCGCACCACCGAGCGCCCGTGCTTTGCTGTCCAGTACAACGAAGCGCGCAGAGCTTGGGACCTTGGCGGCACAAGCGCTCCTGCACACAACGACGACCGCTGGCTGGCGTTGGATGCGTTGCTGCCGTCGAAGGTATAGGAGGGCACTATGCAAACCAACGCAACGACGAGGACTGTCATCGCGGGTCTGCTGCTGGTCGCCAGCGGCAGCCTGGGTGTGGCGCTGACCGACACGGCGGAAGAGCAGCAACTCCGCGACGACAACGCCGCGCTTCGCAAGTACGCTTCCGAGTTGGAAGCGCAGTACCACGAGTTGGTGACGCAGTACTGGACGCCCGGCGAGCCGTTCACTGCCGAGTCCAAGGTGCTGTTCCCGACTGGAGTGGTGCGGTGATCCCGCACAAGGTGTACGAGGCGTGGTCGCGTGAGGTCGCTCAACAGTTGGGCGTCCTAGTTCAGGAGCACCACAGCAGGGCTAAGGTCCTCCTGGACAAGGAGCCGTGGGTCGCCTTGTGTGTGTCGAAGTCGCACTACCACAAGCTCAGGAGGGGAGTGGCCGACAACCTGCAAGTCACCACGCTGCTGGCGCTGTGCGACGCCTTGGACGTCCAGCCGGAGCAGCTCTTCTACAAAGCACGTCGAACGGTGCGGGCGCAGCACGAGGGGGAGTGACATGCTGATCGAGTCAAACAAGTGCCAGCACCGCTGGCACCGTTGGTACCACCCAGACCTGCGGCTGTACTGCGCACAGTGCACACTGTGCGGCAAGGAAGTCCGGCTGGACGCAGCAGCCGTACCTCCACGGCCTTCGTCGTCGTACAACGTCTACGGCGACTTCAACAAACCACCCATGGAGGAGGGCACGTCGCAACAAGCACCGCGGATGCACCCGACCAGACGACTGGCAGAGCGTCTGCGGCAGCCGTTCGCATTCACACTGCTTGCCCTGTTCGTGGGCGTTGCGCTGTGGCAGCCGTCGGCGCCTGTGTACATCGGTTGCAACATCGGCATCATTGCAGCACTCGTTGCCTTCGAGTGCTGGCGAACGAAGGTGCGGGTCCCCTAGGCTGCAAAGCAGAGAAGTGGCTCGTGCTGCGCAAGCTGAGGGGACAAGGAACGCAGTGACACGCACACGAGATCGACGCGCCCGCCGTGGGGCGCCTCACTCACGGAAGTTGGAGCCGCGACAGCGATGGCGCGGCTCCTCTTCTAGGTGCAGTTGGTTGGGTGTATACAGCAGCGGCGATGACGCCTGCACACTACCATGAACAACAGACAGCAACTCGAACGACTCCGCAGCAAGGCAGCACAAGAGGAGCGCGCTGCCGCCAACAAGCCCCCGCAAGAGCTGAGTGACAAGGAGATCCTCGACTTCGACGAGCGCTACAAGCGCTTGCTGGGTCAGCAGCTCGGGGAAGCGGGTGTGTGGTTGCGCATCGTGACACTGCCGCAGCGTGTCGCCATGTTCCCGCGTCTGCTGGTGACCGTGCTCAAGCAGCGCAACCGCATCCGCTACCTCGAGGAGGAGCGCGAACGACTCGAGTGCTTGGTCGGCGCGGTGGAGGAAGAGGAGTTCCAGCGTGCGAGCCGTGTCCACCACGACCTCATGCAAGCAAGCAGCATCCACAAGAGCGGGGGATGAAACTTCCCAAGTGCAAGGAGCACAAGCTCGCCAAGGACCAGAAGCCTGTGCGGGTGCTGCGGCGCTACGTGCCCGTCAACACGAGCACACTGGTCACCGTGCACCGCTACAAGTGCTGCCGCTGTGCAGCACGAGTCGACATCGCAACCTGGAAGGACGCCAACGGCAAAGTGCGCACACGTCCCGCACTCGTCTGATCATGGAAGCACAAGCACAAGCCCCCGAGCCGACGATCGAAGAGCAGCTCCTCCAACACAAGCGCTTCGCACGGGAGGTGGCGCAGTTGTGTGACCGGATGGAGCAGTACGCGACGCGAGCACAAGGTGAGTTGCTCGTGTTGGGCGCCGACAAGGACTTGCTCGAGCGCATGCTGCTCGACACGTGCAACGTGCTCTACGAGAAGTACTCGTTTGCATACGTGCACCTTCCCGAGCACGTGCTTCGTTGGCACCAGCCGCGTCGCACCCAGGCGGAGGAGTTGCGGGCCGCAAGCGTGCGTAGCGCACGCGAGTACTTGCAAGGGCTCGTCAGCAGCCGTGACGCTCTGGACAAGCGCATCGCCGACGCAGAGATCCAACTGCGAGCGCTTGGAGCACAATGAACGAACTGCCTGCGTGGGAAGAGCCGGAAGGCAATGACTGGCCGGACCACCCGATGGACGGCGACGACTACCTGTGCTATGTCTGCTCGGGCTCCTTGGATGGCGAACTCTACTTGCTGCTGACGGACTGGTGCATCGGTGTCGGCAGCGAAGCGTTCACGCGACACGACATGGGCACCGAGGACGACGGACAAGCAGAGGACGGCCTGTACACCATCAACGGGCTGTGCGTGCACGCAAAGTGCTTGGCGCAGTTCTTGGAGTTGCAGCTGATCTCCGAACGTGCTGCCTGGAGGGAGCGGCGTCGGAGGCGGCAGTCGGAGTGAGTTAGCGCAAAGCGCTAGGAACCAACCATGCAAAGCCTGAAGGGTCTGCTCGTGCTCTTGTTCGTGTTGCTGTGGACGTCCACTTGGGCGCGTGCGCAGCAAACACAACCGAGCTTCCTCATCGTGGTGCTGGACGACGTCGGCTGGGAGGACGTGTCCACGCTGCCGCTGCCCAACCTGCAAACCTACGCACCGCTCGCGCGTGTGTACACGAACGCCTTCGGCTGCCCTGTGTGCAGTCCGTCGCGTGTCGGCATGTTGAGTGGCACGTACCCGCACCGAGCGTTCGTGGGCACTGCACTGAACGCAGCAAGCACGGTAGAGAAGGGGATGCCCGTGGCGTGGAAGACCGTGCCCGAAGTGCTGGCAGCGAACGGCTACTCGACCGCGTTGTTCGGCAAGTGCCACGTGTCCAGCTCCGGGGAACTCAACACAGCCGAGATGGCGCGTGTGCACGGCTTCGAGACATGGCGTGCAGGTGTGGTCAGCAACATCATCGCCCCGCAGTCGCACTACAACTGGACGCGCGTGGACGACGGCAAGACGACCACGTCCACGACGTACTCGACCACAGCAGTGTTCAACGAGACGTGCGCTTGGTGGGCAGCGACACCCGGACCCAAGTTTGCGGTCTGTGCGCCCCTGGCGCCGCACGAGCCGTTCGAAGAACCGCCCGCAAACACACTGCCGCCGGGCTACGTCATCGGCACCAGCAACCGGGCGAAGTACGAAGCAGCGCTCATCGGGCTGGACTGGCACCTCAGCAGTCTGCTCACGACGTTGGACCTGTCCACGACGCACGTCATCGTGGTGTCGGACAACGGCACAGCGCACCAAGTGCCGCCGCCCATGGGTCAGAGCCCGGGCTACAAGCTCACACAGTACCAGGGAGGAGTGAACGTCCCGCTGCTGTGGTGGGGGCCTGGCGTGCTGCCCGGCGCGGACTCGTCGCTGCTGCACACGATGGACCTCGCAGGCACTGTGCTTGAGCTGTGCAGCGTCACACCCGCTGCTGGCTTCGAAGACACAATCTCCTTCTTCGACACGTTGACGGGCGGCCCGGGCCGCCGGCAACATGCGTACCTCGCACGCTTCGACCCGAACACGGGCACGGCTGCTGCACTCACCATCGACAACTGGTCCGTGGTGCGTGAGGACGGCTGGAAGCTCGTTCGCCAGGGCAGCGTCTACAGGCTGTTCAACCTGTCGAACGACCCGTGGGAGCAAGGAGGCTTCGGACCCAACGGCCCGGGCCTTGCTGGCGTGACTGCTGACCTCCTCAACTACCGCGCCCAAGTGCTTGGGCCCAACTGGCCGTACTGATGCAACACTTCCCCATCGAAGAGCCCCTCCAGCTGAGCCAACTCGTACCAGCTGCGCCCACACTGCAAGACTTGTCGAAGCAGTTCGTGCCGCTGACAGTGCACACGCACGAAGCAGCGCAAGAGCCGCCCGTGCTTTCAACACGTGCGCTGCTCGACGCGGGGAGTCGCGAGCGCATCCAACTCGAGGACGCACAGCAGGGGCAGTTCGTCGAGGTGGTTGGGATGCCGGAGCCCGAGCGCAACGGCACGTTCGTGGTGTGCAGGGCAGCGGACCGCAACGGACGTGTGCGACTCGCCACACCCAACTCCCCCGAAGCGTTGCGGGTGTTGCGCGCTGTCGAGCGTCGTGAGCGCAGGGCCATCACCCGGCACTTCGACACGTTGATGACGCGGCACGGGCAGAGCAAGGGCTGAGCGGTATACAGGTGGGCGGAGTTGTTCCGCCCACCTGTGTCTCTACACACTGCCATGATCCACTGCATCCGCCGCCTCGAGTGGGACGCTGCCCACCGTGTTCCTCTTCACGAGTCCAAGTGCCGCGCACTCCACGGGCACCGCTACGTTGCTGAGTTGTACTGCGAAGCACCGGCCCTGGACGAACTCGGCCGCGTCATCGACTTCGGTGTCGTCAAGGACATCGTCGGCACGTGGATCGACAGCAACTGGGACCACACGTGCATCCTCATGCACCCGGACAACGACCCTGAAGTCCAAAGTGCCGGCGGCGTCGGGCTCGCAGTGGACATGGTGAAGGCGATCTCTGCCTTCAACGGCTTGGTCGCTGGGCGCCCGGTGTACTGGATGACCGTGCACCCGACCGCGGAGAACATCGCCGCACACTTGGGCGACATGGCCAACGAGCTGTTCGAGCAAGCGGGCAGTCCGGTGCGGTGCGTCAAGATCCGCCTGTGGGAGACGCCGAACGGCAGCGTCGAGTGGAGCGCAGACAAGTGAGCAAGCACAACACACCGGAGCCGCGCGAACTGTACGACGCGGTTCTTGAACTGTTGAAGTCCCCGCACACAGTTACGGACGGTCAGTACCTGGTGTACTCGACAATCCACCTCGTGGGCACAGGCGCCATCGCCACGCTTCAAACTTACGGGGTGACGGCTGGGCTGCTCACTTGTCACGAGTTCGGACCTGCCGACGTGTTGTGGTACAACCTGACGGATGCAGGTGAGCAGTGGATGCGCGGCGAGGCCGTACTCACACAGCTCGAGCAGACTGCACCGCAGGGCGACACGCTCTGGGCAGCAGTGTTCACCGCCACCGTCTTCGTGAGCAGCGGGACACCACTGGAGCCGACCGATGCAGAGGTGGACGCTGCGCTGGCATTCACGAAGCGCATGCGCGACGTCTGGGGCCGCTGCGGCACGTAGGCCCACAGTTCTGTTGCATCGGGCAGCCCACAAAGAGCGCACGCCACACAGCGTGCGCTCTTGCTTTGTCCTGAGTTTGGGCGCGTGCCCGCGTGCGTGCTTGCCTTGTCTTGCGTCGTAGCGAAGACAGCGACTAGGCTCCCCGAGCCATGACCGTCCGCAAGCGTCGCCGCACAGGCGGCAAGTCGAAACCCAAGCCCGAGGTGCGGGCTTTCAATCGCACCGCACTGACAGACGTCTTCGTCAAGCGCTTCTGCACACTCATCGAAGTGCACGGGCTGCCGCCCGACGGGTGCTGCGACTACTTGGGCCTCTCGCCCACTGTCTTCCACAGCTACATCAACCGCGGTCGCGACTACCTCGACGACCCGGAACAGTGCCCCGACCAGTGGGCGGAGTTTGCAGCGTTCTACCAACGCTTGCGCAAAGCCACAGCGAGGTACCGACTGAAGTGCTTGCGCAACTTGCACCGCAACGCCATCGGCAACGGCAAGGGCGCCTGGACTGCTTGGATGACCATCCTCGAGCGCCGCGACCGCGCCAACTTCTCCAAGTACGACCAAGGCGGCGGTGACGCGCAACAGTACCAACCGGACGAGCGCTTCCTGTGATCGCCACAGCCAGCTACTTCGAAGCACAGCTCGCGTGCATGGAGCGCCCGCTCGCCCACAAAGGCGGGCGGGACTTCTGGCGTAAGGATCCCGTCGTCTTCGACGATGCGGGCAACGTCACGCGCGGGGGCTTCAACGCAAAGCAGCTCGAGTGGTGGAACCTCGAGCAGTTCGTCAAGCTCTTTGTTGCAGGCTACGGCGGCGGCAAGACCAACATCCTCTGCAAGCGTGTCATCAGCAGCGCACTGACCAACGCACCCGCAAGCGTTGCACTGGTCAGTCCGACCTATACGATGGCGATGGACACGACCGTCAGCACGACGGCGGAGATGTTGGCGGGCAAGCAGACGCTCTACGGCAAGGAGTTCCGTTGGCGCTACAACGGCAACAGGCACGAGTTCGTCATACGCTTCCGTGGACGTGTGGCGCGAATCCGCGTCTACTCAGGCGACAACCCAACACGCTTGAAGGGCGCCAACCTTGCAGCAGCGTACATCGACGAGCCCTTCATTCAAGACGAGGAAGTGCTGACGCAGATGGTTGCGCGCGTGCGCCACCCGCAAGCAAAGCTCCTGGAGATTGGGCTTGCAGGCACCCCCGAACAACTGAACTGGGGCCACAAGCTCGCAACGGGCAAACTGGGTGCGCAACTGTCCGTCGGTGTTGTGCGCGCAAGCACGACTGACAACCCAGTGCTTCACAAGGACTACGTGGCGCGCTTGCGGCAGAAGCTCGACCCGCTCGCACAGCGTGCTTTCATCGACGGCGAGTTCGTCAACCTCAGCACGGGCCGTGTGTACTACGCATTCGACGAGGAAGTCAACATCCGTCGTCTGCCGCTGCCCACCAACGTAGAGCTTGGCGCGGGCATGGACTTCAACGTCGACCCGATGACGTCCGCGGTGTTCTGGACCAACGGGAAGCACGTGCACTTCTTCGCGGAGCTTGAGCTGCCGAACAGTGACACCGAGTACGCTTGCAGCGCGCTTCGCGAGGTGTACTGGGACAAGGGCTTGCGCAAGATATACCCGGACGCTTCGGGCGCACAGCGCAGCACGTCGGGTGGACGCAGCGACTACGCCATCATCAAACGCATGGGGTTCCAGGTCAAAGCGAACTCTGTCAACCCGATGCGTCGCGACAGGTTCAACGCCGTCAACGCCAAGCTGGCAAACGGCACACTAACCATCGACCCGTCGTGCGAGAAGTTGCTCGAGTACTTGCGCACGCTGACGCACGAGAACACAAACAAGAAGACGGGCAAGCGCGCAACGCACCTCACGGATGCGTTCAGCTACCCGGTGGCCTACCTCTTCCCCACAGACCGCTCGGCGCTCAGCGTCGCTCGCGTGGTTGGTTACTGACATGGCATACAAGATCGACGTCCTGCACCCGGCGTACAAGAAGAGGACCGAACAGTGGCAGCGCTTGCGCGACTGCTTGGAAGGAGGTGACGCGGTCAAGTCAAAGACCACCACCTACCTGCCCAAGTTGTCCGGCGACAAGAATGGCGAGCTGTACGCGAACTACCTCAAGCGTGCGCAGTTCCTCGCAGTGTGCTCGCGCACACTGGAAGGACTCGTTGGCTTCGTCACACGCAAGACCCCACGCTTGGAGATGCGCGAGAAGGACAAGGAACTACTCGCAGACGTCGGACCCGCAGGCGAGTCCTTGGACGACTTGAGCCGCTGCTTGCTGCACGAGCTGCTCAGCGTCAGTCGTGTGGGCTTGTTCGTCGACGCGCCCCGCAGTGTGGACGGCGTCGAAGCCGTCAAGCCGTTCCTCGCGTTGTACGACACGGAGGACATCACGGATTGGGCGTATGCTGTGGTCGAAGGCCGCAGAGAGCTGGTCGACGTGGTGCTGCGCGAGATGGAGGAGACCAAGGACCACAAGGGCGAGTACGTGAGGCGCACGACGTACCGACGCTTGCGACTTGTGCCGCGGAGTGAGCTTGCGGTCGCTGCTGCACAGGTGGGTTCGGACCAAGCAGTCGCAGTCGTGCAGGAGGGCAGCGTCGGCGACTTGGTGTACTTCCAAGAAGTCTGGCGCAAGACGATCAACGACAAGGGCCAGGAGTCCGCGGAGTACATCCTTCAAGAGGTGTACGTGCCCCGCCAAGCGGGCGGCCGCACACTCGACCGCATCCCCTTCTTCCCTGCGACTCCGTTCGGGCTGGACATCCACCCGCCAGTTCCTGCGATGCTGCCGCTCGCGGACGTCAACCTGCACCACTACATGGGCAGCGCGGACTTGGAGTGGGGACGTCACTGGACTGCAATCCCGCAGCCGTGGGCGGCAGGCTTCAAGCACGACAACGGCGAACTTACCATCGGCAGTGCGTTCGCTTGGATCTCGGACGACCCGCAAGCCAACGCAGGGTACCTCGAGTTCACGGGCGCAGGGCTCGGCAGCCTTGTGACCGGGCAAGAGGACAAGATGAAGCAGATGGCGATGTTGGGCGCACGCATGTTGGAGGCGCCGGCGGGCGGAGGCGTGGAGGCCGCTGCCACTGTGCGCTTGCGACAAGCAGGCGAGCAGAGCGTCGTCGCACTTGCTGCAAAGAACGCCAGCATGGCCATGACGCGGGCGCTGCGAGCCTTCCTGGGTTGGCTGTCGCTGGCAAAGCAGGACTCCGTCGAGGTGTCGTACACCATGTCCGTGGTGGCTGCTGACGTCAATCCGCAACTGTTGGCGACGATGGTGCAGATGGTGTTGCAGAACCTCATGAGCTGGGAGTCGCTGTTCGCGTTCCTCGAGCGCTTCGAGCTGCTGCCCGACGGCACCAAGAAGGAAGAGGAGTTGGCGCGCATCCTTGCCGGCGGTCCGGGTGCGCTGTTGGGCTTCACACCCTCGACCGCACCGGGTGCTCCGAGCACGACGCAGGAAGACGACGAGTCCGAAGAGGACGACGAAGAAGAAGAAGCAGCCTGAACTGAGCGCCAATGGCAAAGCCCAAGAACCTGTCCGACGCTTGGAGTCTGGAGCTTACGACCGCAGCTCTGGACCTACAGTCTTGGGACAAGTCGTTGCTGAAGAAGACGCACGCACTACTTCAGCAGTTGGACGAGGCTGTTGAGCAAGCGTTGCGCGAAGTGGACATCGAGCGTGCTGCTGTATCCGCAGCACGCTTGCGCGCTTTGCAGCAGCAAGTCGACGCGACGTATGCAGCGAACTTCGCGGCGGTGCAGAAGCAGACGTTCGAGGCGCTGTACAGCGTCGCCGAGTTCCGGCAGCGGCAGATCGTTGCCATCGGGAAGCGTGTGTTCGAGTCGAACATCCTGACTCCTGCACTCAACCCGAAGGACCTCAAAGTCCTCGTCAACACGTCGCTGGTTGAAGGCGCTCCGCTGTCTGCTTGGTGGAACAAGCAAGCTGAGCAGACACGCTTCGCACTGCACCGCGAGCTTCAGCTTGGAGCTATGCAGGGCCTCACCAACCAGCAGATGGTGCAGCGCATCCGCGGACAAGCCACCAACCAGCGTGTGGCGGTCGAGCTACCGAACG